CAATGGATGGATAGTTGCTACGTAAAAGCGCATGAGATATTATCAGATATTCAATCTGAACTGCGTACCATTCCTTCTGAATCAGAATTAATTGCAGAAATGCCAGATATGGTCTGGCCTTCTTAAAGGATTTTATGAAAACAATCAAAGTAAAAATCGAGTATGAATCAAAACTACTTAGGTACTTCTTTCCAAGGTGGGTTTCGGGAGTAACAATTGGAACTAATATTTTTTACAGGAACAAGAAAGAAGATGTTTCTGCAAGAACACAAAACCACGAACTAATTCATGTTTGCCAATATCAAGACCAAGGTATATCATCTTTTTTGTGGAATTATCTATGGGAACAAAGAAATGTTTCGTATCGAGATAAACCTGCAGAAGTAGAAGCTTATGCTAATGATACAGATTTTGCTTATATTGCAAAACGTTGGCCTAACTACAAAATCATAATTGATAAATAAGGTAGGAGAATAAACAATGAAAAATAAAATAGTAAAATGGGGTTTACAATACTCAGGTAAAAAATTAGATGGTAAGAAAACTTATGCTGGTGCAGCTGGAAAAATTCTTGCTGGATTATCTACTATGATTCTCGGAATTGTTGGATTTATCGGAATTATGTTTCCAGATCAAGGTCTGGTTGAAATGCCAGTTGAGGGTGCTATAGGAATGGTTAGTGCTGGATTTTATGCTATTGCTTCTGGACTAGAAGGTATTGGTATTGGACATAAAATTGAAAAATCAAAAGAAACAAACGAAGTGCAATCAACAGTAGTGATAAATAATTTTGAAGAGAAGTAAATTAGAAGAAGATCTTTATAAAGATGAAAAAAGAATAATTGTAAAGAAAATTATACGAGTTGATTGGGAATATTCCTTCATTAACATTTTTAAAAAACTATTTAAAAGGAAGAAAAATCATGTTTGAAAAATTAAAATTTATTGTATCAGAAGTTTGGCTATTCTTGCTCCCCTTTATCAGAGTGATGTTAACTGATGCTGGTCGGGTCCTTGCTGTTGTTGCTATGAATGCTGTTACTACTGTTGCTTCGACAATGGGAGATGCTGCAGGGGAAGAAAAACGTGCTGAAGCGTTTAACCTTATAACATCTGATTTAACATCAAAAGGTATTATGATTGGAACATCTTTCATTAATGCTGCTCTTGAAGCTGCAGTTATTAAGTTGAAGGCACTAGAATAATAATTAATGAGTTATCCAATAATTCCATTGGAAATGAGATACCCGTCAGAAGATATTGAATTTTCTGACGGGTACAAATACCAACTCAAAAAAGATGCCATATTTTTTGTTCCTTGGTTGGTAGGGCATTTCATCACTACAGAATACATTTTAGTTGATGATGGTTGGGTTCTAATTAAGCGTGGATATGCTTGGGATGGTATAAGTGGACCTGGTGTAGATACAAACTCTACATATAGAGGTTCTCTTTTTCACGATGCGATGTACCAATTACTTCGCAATGAATTAATACCAAGAGATTTTAAGGAAAAGGCGGATAGTTCTTTCATATATTATTGTTCTGAAGATGGAATGTGGAAAGTAAGACAAGTATATTTTCACATTGCTGTAGATAAATTTGGTGAAAAATATACTACAACAGAATATAAAAAAGAAATAATTATAGCCCCAAAGGACAGTAAAGGTTAATATGGCTCAAGTAATTAAAACAATTCAAGTTGGGTGGAATTGGGAAGGTGATACTTCTTCAATTAAAAGGTTTAATATTGCCTTGACTCCTCAAGGTTCTGACCCAACACTAGGTTCTATTATATCAGGACAAGTTGATGGAAATGTATTTCTTTATATTTTCAATAACATTATTTTGAATGCTGGTGTTGAATATACTGCATGGGTTCAAGCTGTTTATGCTGGAAAGGATTCTGATTGGGTTAGTAGTGGAAATTTGACTGTTGCTGATGATGGTATTAGTACAATTTCAAACACAAAATATTATTACCAAGAAAATGCTCCTGATATAAATTCCACACCTCCACCAAAATACGGTGATATTTGGGCAAGACTTTCAGATAAACAAACCTTTACTCACAATGGTGATGAATGGATTGATGGAAAGTCTGGTCACTCTGTTGTACTTATCCCAGATGCTCAGGCATTTACTTTTATTGATAATGTTGCTAACCCTACTTCTCAAACAATTTCATTTACGGCTACGAAACATGGAGTTGTAGGAACTGTCGTGTTTACTACAATTCCTACTGTTACTTTAACTGGAACCGGTGATACGAGAAGCTTATCTTTAGCTAATTTCGGGACAAATAATCAAGTTACAATAATAGCAACAGTTGGTGATACCAGTGATAGTATAACCATCACAAAAATAAATCAAACTACAGCTTCAGCTGGTGCAGATTCTACTAGAATATCTCTTGAAGACCATCTTACATTAGCAACTGGTGGTATAACTTTAGCAACTGGTGGTATGATAACCAATTCTAGTCCTAATGGAATTTCAAGATTTGATTCTGAAGGAATTACGTTTGCAGCACCTAGTCATATAGTAAATGAGGTTGAATTAGGTGGTCAAGTTTATAATTATATTGGACGAACTGCTCAGAGTGGACCCGCTGGTGTGAACTCTGGTGATTATATTAGTTTAATTCCACCTTTTAAATCCACTCCAAAAATTGTATTAATACCTAGAACTGTTGTATCTTATAAAGCTTCTGTTCCTGGTATACCTTATAGTGATTCAGACCAATTTTTTAATGTGTTTGCTTCCGAAGTCACATCATCAGGATTTAGAGTCAATACTCAACTTGTGGGCATTTCGGGTAATGTGTCTAGTTCAACCCTCAATACAGCTATGGTTACTGGTGGAAGTTATACATATACAACACCTATAGAAACAACGTACATAACTATTATATTAACATATAAAGGTCCTCACAGCTTAACAGGTGGAGTAGATTACAAAGAATTTATCCCAGAACATGGTGATTTAAACTCAACTAAATTTAGGTGTAGTGTTGGTGCTTATAAGAATGCAAGAACTATTCAGATAAAATATAAGGATGTTGGAGCTGCTGACATTCCCGAAAATTGGTTTGATTGGTTGTTACCTACATCGATTCAAGGTCCTACTGTTGACACTCAACAGTCAATTTCATATATGAAATCTGGTCTTCCACCCAGTTCTTATAATGTTAAAATAACATTTATCTCCGAAGCGGCAGTTAATCCAATACGTAGTAGTAGTGATGTATATGTAAGTCCAGTAAACTTAGGTTCGTGTACTGATGCATATTCGTTAAGTTCACCAATGTACTTTTGGCAAGATACTGTGTATGATAGTGGTACTAGAGATGGTTTAGCTAGAATTAACGAAAATAGTTATTTTGTTGATAACTCAGACTCAAATAATGGTTGGATGTTAGTAGGTGATGCTTGGATTGAACGAGGTACCCTACAATGGTCTTATCGTATCAGTAATGCTTGGGTACATTATTCAGGAATATCGTCTTCTATTGTTTGGGGTGCACCAACAGATGCAGCTGTTACATCATTCTATAATTCAGTATTTCCAAAAACTTTCGAATTTACACAAGCTATAAGTGCTGGTTATTCGGTTATTGATAGTGACGGTGTTGTTGATTACATCGCCTATGACGGAGGTTAATATGAGTTCACTTTTAGTATGGCGAAAAGATACAAAAAAGATTCATTGTTGTATGGGTGAATCTTACGGCACAATATACACCTTGCAAGGAGTAACTGAGTGCGAGACTATAGATTGGGCTAATGTTTTTAGTTCGACAACAATTCCTGAAACTTTGGGTTCAGTGGAAGCTAAAAAGAAAATATACGTTGATGAGAACGACCAATGGCATTATCGTGAAACTATGCCAATAATAATAGATACACTGACTCCAGTTATAATAGAAGGAGAAGCTGTTATCACATTATCAAATATTCCTGTTGGGGTTGAATGTTTTATTAATAATGAATTTATCGGCCTAACAACTGAACCTGATTTAGAATTGTCCTTTGATTTGGTCGGCAAATATAATGTGAAATTCGTTTTATATCCTTATTTAGATTGGGAAGAAATTATTCATGCAACGATTTAATATTCAAGCTTCAAGAGAAGCAAAGAAAAAACGCAGAGATGAATTAGTTAAAGAGATTATTGTAACCGTGGATGGTATCCCTTTTGACGGTGATGAATTAAGCCAAGAAAGAATGGCTAGAGCTATTATTGTTCTAAATCCATTAGAAGTAACTTATTGGAATTGTGAAGATAATGTTGTTCGAGAAGTTACAAGAGAACAATTATCAACCGCATTACGCTTAGCTGGAGAAGCACAAACAAATCTTTGGTTTATAACCTAAAGGAATAACAATGGCAGTTTATAAAGATATTGGTTTCGATATGGTAAAAGAGTCTTCAGAAGGTGTTAAATCAAAACTTGATGCTAATTCAATAAACCAATCTATAAAAAATATTATTTTTACTAACAGAGGAGAAGTTCCTTTTGATCCGTTGTTTGGTTCTGGAATTAGAAGTCTTTTATTTGAAAAAATGTCTCCTATTACGGAAATGCTTTTGAAGGAAGAAATCCGTCATGCGTTAAGAAATCACGAACCTCGTATAGTGATAAATAACATAGAACTAAGATCATTTCAAGATACATTAACATATGAGTTAGATATTGAATACACAATATTATATTTAAATACTCAAGGTTCTGTCACTGTAGATATTCGGTTACAAGGGGTTTAATTAAATGGCTTACGATTTTTCGGCACTAGATTTTGATACACTAAAAGCAGATTTAATATCATACATCAAAGAAGATGCCACCTTTGTCGATTATAATTTCGACGGATCTGCTCTCAACAGTATTGCAAATCTGTTAACATATATAACTCTTCAGCAAAATTTTTATCTGAATATGTGCGTTCAGGAATTGTATCTTGATACAGCAACTCTTTATAGAAATGCTGTCGCAATAGCAAAATCTCTGAACTATATTCCGCATAGAAGTACTGCTTCATTCTTAATTACCGATATTGCTATTCCAGAGTACACAGGTGCAGGAACTGTTGAAATTCCTCTTCACGCATTATTTAAGGTAAATGGAATACCGTTTACAACTAAGACGTCATACAATATTTCAAGTTCAAATGCGATCACAATTGAACTATACCAAATGGAAATTAAGACAGAAACATTTGTATATGATTCTTCTAGCATTTCTTTAATATATGGTGATTCTGTAGATGATACTTATATAACTGTTAAGGTTAATGGAAGCTTATGGACAGAATATAATTCTACTATGAACATTGGTGCAACTGATGAAGTTTACTTTCTAGGAATGAATTATAATGAAAAACTAGAAATAAATTTTGGAGATTCTGTTTTCGGAAAGAAGCCAACTAATGGTGATACAATTGAAGTTATTTATGGAACGACATTAGGTAAAGAAGGAAACAATTTAAATGATGTAACTTTAGAGCAAGTTATTACTGATGGAATTGAGAATTATACTGATACTAATGTAGTTTTCTCAAATACTTCTCTTTCGGTTAATGGCTCAGCTAGAGAAACTATTGAATCAATTAAATTAAATGCACCTAAATTTTATGAAGCACAAAATAGAGCAGTTACAAAAACAGATTATCAAGCTCTCTTAGAACAGCTTCCGTATGTTGATATTGTAAATGTTTGGAGTGGTGTTGATAATGAACCAGCAATTTATGGAACAGTTTTTATTACAACTAAACCTGCAAATAATCAATTAAATTTAACTCCTTTACAGAAGAGTTCTTTATTAGATTACATAAAACAATACAGTCCTCTTTCAATTAGAATTGAGTTACGTGATGCCAATTATATCTATATAAATGTAAACTCAACAGTTTATTATTATAAAAAATATGGTGTGAGTACCAGTACCATAAGAAGTACCATTGAGAATAAAATTAATGAATATTTTGAGGATAATTTAACATCATTCGATTCCAAACTCAAATATTCTAATTTGGTTAAGAAGATTGATGAACCAAATGAGGTTTCAAATAACTTAACAAATTTAGTTTATTTTACTAAATTTAATCAATCTCCTAATGGTTACTATAACTTCTTTCTAAGGAATAAAATTAAGGAAGGAAGTATAGTAAATGAATATGTATATGATCTTGCTGGCAAAATCTATTATGTTGACACAAATGAAGAAATAGGAACAATTAATTATACTACCGGAGAAGTTGAATTTGAATTTGATACAGAAAATACTCAGGTTCTAATTGATGAAAAAACTGAAGCTATAACAACAGATTCTTTTGAAATTCTAAGCTCTGACCCAGAAACCGTTGCAGTATCTGGTCTATCAGAAGGTGAAGGAATAAAATTACAAATTGAAATTAATGGCGTCTTTGAAGATGTTTATTTAAATGGTTCAGTAGTTCAATTAACATCTACAAATAATATCCTTCATTTAGACCTTGATGGAATTTATAGATTAGTAAAAGCAGTAACTTTTGGAAAGGTATCTCTTATTAAGTCTACAAGTCTAATATATGGAAGCGAATTTATATTTGAATTGCAAGAGAATGATGCTTATTTTTTGAAAGGCAATTTGCCTATCCTTAACAGCACAACTATTATTTTTGAAGGACTATAATGCTTACTGAAAGACCTTATTCATATTTGGTTGATAGTCTTTTACCTGAGTACATTAAGACTGATTTTCCTATTTATGCTAAATTTATAAAAGAATTCTTCTCTGCTCTTGAATCTGATTCTGGTCCTGTGGCTGTTGTTAACTCAATAACTAAATATATAGATGTAACAAGAATTCCTGCTGCTGAAGTAGGAAGTATCGTAAATCAATATTTACATTCATTTCCGGTAGATGATTTTGAAAACTTAGATATTCGACAATTTATTCAAAATTCAAAAACATTTTATTCTAAAAAAGGCACACAGGATTCACTTCAATTTGTATTTAATTTATTAGGTGGAACTTTAGAAGTTTATTATCCATCTGATGATATTTTTCATCTGAATACAAGCAATTTAAGTGGTACACACAAATTACATGATAATGTTTATTACGCTTATTATGTTTACGAAATTAGAACAGATTTAGATATTTCACAATATCAAGAAATAGTGGAAACACTAATTCATCCGATTGGAACAAAAGTTTTTTATGTTCAGACAACAGGAGTTTAAATAAATGGATTTAAATACAAGTCCTTACCATGATGACGGAAAAGAGCAGTTTAATGAAAAGGACTACAAACAACTTCTTTTCAATCCCGGTGTTCCTCTTCAAGCAAGAGAAGCGACCCAAATTCAAACTCTTATTAATGAGCAGTTGAAACAAAACCTTAACCTCATTTATAGGGACGGTGCTATAGTTGATGGTTGTGTTCCTTCAATCAACTTTACAACTTTAACAGCTAATATTACAGATGGTTCATTATATTTCGATGGTAGAATTTATAAAATAGAATCTCAATCTGTTGTTATTGACCCTAATTCACCCTTACAAAAATTAGGTCTTGATTTGATTGAAGAAGTAGTTACTTCTGCCGAAGATACTGCTTTGAATGATCCTGCTTCAGGTACACCAAATTACAATTTATCAGGTGCTGATAGACTAAAGCAAACATGGAATTTCGTCAATATTACTGAAAGCGGAAATACAACTGCTATCGGAATGTGGGAATATGAATATGGTATTCTTTCAAGAGAAGATGAAAAGTCTGAGTACAGTTTAATTCTCGATACTTTAGCAAAAAGAACTTATGATGAATCAGGACATTATCTTGTTGATGGTATGTCGGTAAGTGTAAATCAATATGATCCTCTTCTTACTTCAGACTTAGTTAAGATTGTGGTAAATCCCGGAAAAGCTTATGTTAAGGGATATGAAGTAGAATATAATTACCCTCATAATACAGCTGATAATAAAGCACAAACTTCAGAAACTAGATTAAATGAAAATCATATTTTTAATACTGGAACTTTATCTTATCAGTTAAGTGAATCATACGCTAAATCAATTGAAGCGGTAACTGCATTAGTTCGTGTTCAAAATATGAGAATAGATCATTCAGGTGGTATTGGTTCTTCAGATTTATTCACTGATGCCGATACTTCAACTAATTATAATAACATAGATTTAAGTTCTGTTGTTGTTTATGTAGATAATACAGAAACAGGGACATATATACTAACGACAGATTATTTGCTTTCTTCTGCAAATGGTGGAACGATTAGTTGGAGTCCTCTCGGTGCTGAACCGGGTGGGTCTTATTACGTTTCTTTTAATTATTATAATGATATGGTTGAGACTACTGATTGGGTATTTGAAACTCACCCTACTATAGCAAATATGTTTAATCTAAAATTTACTGGCACTGGAAACTTACCTGTAAATGGGACTCTTGTTCTTGTAGATTATTCTTATTACTTAGCTAGAACCGATTTAATAGCTATTGATAAGTTTGGTTCTATTA